TGCTGTTTGTTCCAATTGCATCTGTGCAATAAGATCATTTAGCTGAGTCATGAAATCTGGTTGTGCTTGAGTTACTGGTTGTGCTGCAAGTACAGTATTGTCCGTGGTCGGTTGACCATTGCCCACGGCTGCTTGAACAGCTGCGGTTACAGGGTTTACTGTGTCCACACTCACTTGAGGTTCCATTCCCATGAATTCTGCTATGTCTGCATTTACAGTTTCTTGAGAGGGAGGAGCCATAGCAGCTGCAAGTACCTTCTCAATTTCTTTATCTATATCTGTGTCCATTTCAGAGATGCCTAACTCTGCAATGGGTGGCACAGAATCAGGCATCAAAATCTTTTGTGTTTCTACAGGTAAATTTTCAAGTGCGCTTTGTGCGACTGCGGCGGGTGCGACTGGGGCATCACCGCCCACGGCAGTATTAACGGCTGCGGTTACTGGGTCAACTGGGGCTTCGCTTGTAGTTTCTAATTCCTTGTCGCGTTCTCTTTCCCACAATGACCTGTCGTCTTTTACAAGAGAGGGGAACAGTTCGGAGAATGATTGAGGTCCAACGTTTGGCTTGACAGTCTCAACGACTTCTTCCACGGCTGCGGTTACTGGGTCTGCTACTACTTCTGCTGGGGGAGGTGTTGCGCTAGTTCCTATATTTTCTAATACAGCACTAACAGGTGGTTCATATGCAGGGGGTGGTTCAACTGGGAGACCTGTTTCCCTATCTGTTACAGTTACTTTTTCTACGGCTGCGGCTTCTTCCATTGCAGGGGTTACTGCATCGGGGTTCTTTACAAAACCTTCGCCCATTTTAAACGTGTAATTCCCTGATTGCACAGCTTCTTGCAAGCTATCATAGCCGTCCTCCTCCCACCACTGGGTACTAGGCAAGCCCATCTTAATTGGATTCTTTGTACTTACAGGCCCAACGATACTAGGCAAGCCCATCTCAATTGGATTATTGGCTGCTTTATTGCCTATTCGCTTTAGCCTTGCTAAAGAAGGTATACCTCCACCAATCTCTAACTGCTCTTTTATATTTCTAATATTGGGAGTCCCACCAAATCTAGCCATTAGTCTTTACTCCCAGACTTTTTCTCTTGTTGGATTCTTTCTCTTTCGGCTCCAACTTTCATTGCGGCTATGTCTTCTTGTGATTTCAACTTCTCTTCTTCCGATTGATCTTTTTGTCTAAGCTTAGCTTTATCAAGTTTTAATTTCTTCTCGGCGATCATCTTATCATCTTCATTCTCTTTTGCACGTATTTGTAACTCTTGTTGTTTTAGAGCGACAACACCGTCATCAGGAGGAGTCATGATTTTTTCTAGTCTAGGTAGAATTTTTTCAATTATATCTAGTTCAAGTTGTGCCTTCAAAGCTTCTTTAGCTGGGTTAGGTGGAGGGGGTTGCATCATACCTCCTTGTTGCATTTGTGGTATCTGTTGCATAGGTGGTTGTTGATCTGGCATTTCTAGGTCAGCTTGATTTTGTGCTTCTAATGATACGTGCTCAAAAATATGCGACACCATAATAGGAAGCGTAGCTGGGTTGCTCAGGCCTATGCCAGTTTCTAAAAAGGATAAATGCACTTCAATATGTATTTGATGTGCTTGGTCAGGGAAAGCCACAAGAGGCATTCCCATGAGGGCAGCACTATTCTCACTTGCTGGATCCATTGGGGCGGGAGGTGGAGGATCCGGGGCGAATAGTGCTTCAATATTTTCTGTTCCTAGTGCTTGATACATTCTTCTGTAGGATTCTTTAATGTTGTGAATCTCAGGATTACTTTGTACCAATTGTAATTCTTGTTGCGCCAACGTAATTCTCTGACTCATAGAGAAGAAGTTAGGATCACTGACAGGGATAACATCCACTCTGTTATCAAAGTCAGTTTGTTTAATAGCTTGGTCTCCTCCAATTACTTGGTATGGATAGACGGGGGGTAGGTACTCCGCAAAGAGTCTAGCTAATATTTTGAATTCTGTTTTTTGTGCGTAGTGCAATCTTTTGTGAACGGCAGACATGACTCTTGTGCCTTGCTCAAGTAATGCCATGGTTGTTCCTACAGGCATTTCTTGATTACCTTCACCCACTTGTAGATTAGTAATGGATGCGAATCTCTGTCCTGCCTCTACGCAAAATCCTAATAGTTGCATTAATGTCGCCGACGGTTCTTTGTATGGCAACGGTACTAATGAATCTCTTAGCGCTCCACCCGGTGCATCCACATCTCTAAATTCACCCGGCTCTAGTGGAGTCTCATCATCTCTGATTCGTAGACCCCTGGCCTTAAACCCAGCAGGGAGATTTGCGAGGGTACCAGCATCTATTAATTGTCTCAGTGCTCCAGTGGCGGTTCGAGACAGCCCGCCGATCATGTGGATCAAACCGAAGCCATAGAAGCCGAGGCCAGGGAGAAACTTGTAGTGAACAAAGTATTGTGTCTTACCTTTCAGTGGATCTTCAGGGTTGAAGTTCCTTCTGATAGACAGAACCGCATTAGAGGCTCTATCAATAGTAATGATATAAGGTAAGTGGAAACCGTCTTGATCTTCAAATCCGGGTATGTCCATTGAAACGTGGCATTCCAATAGTTCATACATCATGTCATTGTTTGTTGGGCTAATTCCCTCTAGTTCATCTTCCTTGTCACTTGCTTCATTACTGACATTGGTTTCAGATGGTTGTAGTGGTATGTCTCTGTAGAAGCCCGCTAATTGTTGTGCGCGCACTTCGTTGTAGGACATCTTAACTACGTGTGTAATTCTTTCGCATGTTTCTAGATCACTAGCGGTATACGGAACCACTAGATCTTCTACGGGGACGAAGGTGCTAACTGCTCTTTGTTTGCTTGCATCGTAGTAAACCTTCTTAAACGCTGTACCCGCTAACGGTAAATAGAACAATAATTGGTCCATTTCAGGGGTATATTCGTCCATTACCGTAGTTATTTGGTAATTCATGAATTCTTCTACCCTTCTAGCTTGCTCCTCAGTTTCAGGTGTTTCGTTCCCCATTACCCTTGTTTTGACCGGTCCCTTACTAGGAAGTAGTTCTTTAAATGCCTGAGCTTGGAACTGGGTTACGGATTCGGCGAGCATAGGGTGGGTTACGCCAGAAGAACCAGGGAAAGGTCTATCCCTTTCCTCATACTTGAAACCAAGTAAGTCTAGTCCCTTAATATACGCATCTTCCCACTCGGACCTAGAACCTTTGTCTTCCTCAAAATCACTTATGAGTTGACTAGCAATTCTTCCGAGCTCGCCTTCTTCAATGTACTCCGCTAAATTCGCGTCGAATGGGGTAGTGTCTATGACCTCAACATCAGGAGAATAGTTTATTTCTGCTCCGTCGTCTGTTAGTTCAATTGCAATGTCATCTGTTTCGCCCGGAGCCATAGGTTCTTCGATCTGAACCTCTGTACCGTCTTCGACTTCCAGATCTATAAGATCCGACAACCTTTCTATATTGGTTGGTTTACTATTTTCTGCCATTTACAGCTTAATAAACGCCAGTAAACTTAATGCCTCTTTCAGCAGCTCCTCTACCACGGCTCTTGCCTTTGCCTGCTCCAGGCTGTGGTCCTTTGGAAGTTGCCATTTTCTTTTGTTTTGCATAAGGAACAAATCCTTGGTCCTTTATCTTTTCACCTTTATCTGCCATTTTTAGCTCCTAGTAATATTCTTTTAGTCTGCGTGGATAGTTATCCTGTAGATCATCGTCAGATTCTAAACCAATAAATCCTCCCTGTCGATAACGCATTAACGCTTGCGTAGTGGAGTCTACCAAATCATCGTGATCTCCGAAAGGGAAAGCCGCACATTCCTCCACCAATTCTTCCGCCCAACGCGTCTCGGGAACATACACCATGCCTGATTCCAACATCGGTGCAACTGCATTTACCCTCGCAATTTTATCCTGTCCTTTGCCGGGTGAGTAATTCACCACTGGAATTCCAGAATGTCGCAGTTCGTCGGTTAGCGGTAGCCCACTCGCCTTCGCCTCTACGATTACGGTATCTGGATCCCAGTATTGATATTGATCGTACGCTTGCCTTTTCAACTCTGGAAAATCCCACCGACCTTTCTTTACGTCGAGTAACAATAGAGCTGGTCTCTGGGACCCCTCGTCTGGGTAGAATACGCACCACGTCGTTATAGCAGAGAAGTCAGCTGTTTCTTTTTTCGTGTAAGCCGTATCGTACGACTGAATAATGTATTGCATTTGTGGAACTTCATCACTCTCCCAAGTCTTCCACCACTCCCTTTTTAAAATAGCACCTTCTTCAGAAGTAGGGTTTTGCATCCACTGTGCTTCCCACTTACTTACAGGTATAGAGGCTTTTACCCCTTCCAATTCTTCTATCTTCCAATA